CGTACTTGGACTCAACGATCATGGACCCGAAGTGAAGAAATTTTTGGATTTTCTTGCAGCAGTTGGACCTTACATCTTGGCTTCTGATGTTGCGGGCTGGGACGGAAACGTTCTTGCCACAATACTCCTTGATAGCATGAGAACGCTACAAAGAGTAACAAATTATTTCTCACCCAACGACGAACAAAAACGCAGAAAGACAGCGTGCTATGTAGTCGTGGTTAGAATTCACGTCTTCGGACGATGGATCTACCTCGTATACATTGGTATGCCATCGGGCTTCTATCTTACTGCAGTCATCAACTCAGAAGCACACAAACAACTGGACTCACTCAATTGGCTAGAAATCATTCTGGTCAATCGTTTTACAGGACAACTTCCCGAACCATTCGAACGCTTGTACACGCCATACGCACAAGACCGCCATGCCAGACATCTTAAGGTAGGCGATGACTCACTTGGAGCAGTGTCAAAAAAAATGAAGCACATCTACAATGACATTACAACTAGTGAAGTTTTCGGAAAATACGGAACACAATGCACACCCCCATCAAAAACAAAAGGCGCCTCGTTTGAGCCATTCGTTTCCATTGAAGAGGCTGAATTCCTCAAGTGTACATTCAGAAAGGACAACAACTATCCTGACTGTTGGCACATGATGATGAGAAAAGAAGTAATTCTTGAACTCGTCAACTGGATCAGACTCGGAAATGACATCGATGATCAAACGCTCTCGAATGCAGAGGACGGCTTGCGCTTTGCCTTCTCACACGGACCTGAATTCTTTGCCACCTATAAGAATTTAATCGACGCGGCACTCACACAACACGGAATTGATAACACCACACTTACATATGACGAAGTTTCTCAGGAATACTATGCTGCTTACGGCAAAATGGTATACTGAAGGCTTTTTCAGCTACGACAATAGAACGATCACTTGGAGCTCTACAATATAGATTTACATGACGACGTGCAAAAAGAAAACCAAATACAAAACTAACTTTCTTTCTTGA